CAAAACTTGAAGAGCAAAATGCAGAGTTTAGCAAAAACAAAAGACTTTCAATTGAAGAGGCATATCAAAAAGAATTAGAGCGACTTGCCGAACAAAAGAAAAAACGTGATGAAAAAAACGCATTAGCTTTTGAAGGATTATCTGAGCAGCTATTTGATGGTCAAATAAACAGGCTTAGAAGATTAGAAGCAGAAGAAGGTAGTACATCAAAACGCCGCATCCAGCTTATTGAGTTAGAATCACAAAAACAGATTGCAGCTATTAGGCTAAGTGTTGATGACAAGGCGAAAGCAGATAATCAAATACTGCGCATTGAAGCAGAAACACAGCAAGCCATCAGGGCGGAACGCAAGAAGTCAACTGATGAAGCAATCGACCAAGCTCTGGAGATTGCACAAGAGACTGCTAATATATTTAGTGGATTCGCACAAGTAGCACAAGACCAATCTAATATTATTATTGAGCAGATAACAAGGCAGAGTGAAGTAGAACTTGAGGCAATCAATGCAACAAATGAACGTGAAGCGGACAAACAACGCAAACGTGCAGCATTGGAGAAGAGAACTAATGCAGCCATAGCAGCGGAGAAGACCAAGCAAGCCAAGTTAGATAGAGCAATAGCAGCATTCAATGTAGTGGTTAACACTGCATCCTACATCATCAGATTGGGTGAGCAGTTGGGTATTGCTGCACCACCATTTCAAATTGCAGCAGGAGTCCTTGGAGCAACTCAATTGGCATTAATAACATCACAACCATTGCCGAAGTTCAAGAAGGGTGGTATGATTGGAGGCAAGAGCCATGAGCAGGGAGGGACAATCATAGAGGCAGAGAAGGGTGAATTCATAATGAACAAGAATTCCACCAGTCAGCATCGCAAGGCATTGGATGCTATGAACACATCAAGTGCTGCCTTTAAGAAGTACATTGAGGATAGGTATGTGCGTCCTGCCATACTTGACTATTCGATGAAAGGCAAGGACAAGGCAGTAGTGGTTAATGCATCTCTGAACTCAAAGAGCATGGAGAGGAAGTTAGACAAACTCAATAAGTCTATGAAGAATAACAATATCATTGTGAACATTGGTGGTGATAATTCAAGATACTCATGGCACAGCAGATAAAGTTTATTCTTGATAAATTGGATAGGGGACAACCACTTAATCCCGATGATTTTGCAATAGCCATCAATGAGGACGATTCGATAGGTGCAAGGATAGTTTCCTTCAATAATGACCTAACCTTTGGAGGAGACATTTTCAGTTATCTCTATGGCAAGATTGAGGCTAATGGATATTGTGAATTGATAGATGTAGAGGTGCAGTACAAGTGTGCCAGTGGTACATGGCAGAAGTTAGTGGATGGATACATAGTAGTCACAGAATCTGTATTTGATTTGGACAAATGCCAAGTTAAAACCAAACTCTATGATGAGTCCTTTAGTACCAAGATTAACAATAACAAGAGCATTCCATTCTCTCTTAGTCTGACTACCACCAAGAATGGTGCATCAATAACTCCACCAATCATGCGTCCATTGTATGTATACAATCCTGCTGATGGTGTGTATGTGAATAGTCCATCATATGGTTATGCAATCTACGATGTATTCAAACATCTGATTGCCTGCATGAGTGATGACTTGATAGACTTTGAATCTAACTACTTTCAATATACATTGCCAATCACTCAAGATGTACCAGTGTATGCCATTGGTAAGTCTTTGCGTAACGCAGTGCCACTTGAATTGATTGCAAATTTTGAGCAGTTATACAATGCATTAAGACTCAAGTTGAATATTGGAATGGGATTCGAGAAGCAGGCTAATGGTAGACCATTGCTGCGAATTGAACCAATTGATTATTTCTTTCAATCAAGTGCATCAGTTAGTCTTATAGACCAACCAAGCATAGAGATGAAGTTCGATACATCAAGACTATATGCAGCAGTGGAGTTTGGCAATAACCCATACTTGGAGGCAGCAGAATGTGATAGTGGTTCAACTGCCTGCACATTTACTCAGACTCCATTCAGAGCATTTAGAGATGAGACATTTGGATTCATAGGTCAATGCAACACATCCAATGTGCTAAACTTGTCGGGAGCAGATTTAATATTTGATACCAATGTGATAGAGGATGTGGTAAGATTCGATAATCAGTCTTATGATGAATCCTACTTTATAATTCAATCTGCCTTTGGAGATACTCCAGAAAGAGGTGCATTCTTCTTGGCAAAGAAGTATGACCCTTATGGTATTGGTCAAGAGGTATACAATGGCATCTATCGAAACATTCAAGTAAGTGCAAATTGGATTAATGGATATCCCAATAGCCTATTCAGTTTCTTGACTCAGCCATTCAACCCTGCTACCACTATCATGGATGCAAGGGTAAATACTGATTTACAGAATTGGCAAGCAGACTTAAATACACCAAGACTATATTCAGATTTCACTGGGACATTCATTCAGTTCAACAATCAGTACAATGACCCTAACAATCTCTTTGATGGGATGACATACACTTGCCCATATGCAGGAGTATACACCATAGACACAGAATTGATTTATGGATTCCTTGAGCCAATAGAGGTGGGTGCAAGAAACAGAAAGAGCAGAGTTAGGATTGTTAGATTTGATTCTAATGCAGTGCAATTGCAAGAGTACTATGGTACTTTGTTTTCTGACACTGGCAATAGTGATGTGATAATCCCTGCCACTACATCATTCTTGTGTAATGCAGGAGACCTACTACGAATAGATGCAGAGGTGAACTTTACAACTGCAATTCTTTATGTGTCATTACTTCAGAGAATACTTGATAATATCGTATTGGGTGGTGTGACAAGGCATAGTTATATCTCTATCAGTGGACAACCTATCAACCCGAACAATCCCGATGAGGAGTTAGAGCCAGTTAACATTGATGATGTCAAGTCTTATCTCTACAAGTTCAAAAGACCACTATCAATGGCAGAGATTAATGCCATTGCATCAGAGCCATCAAGACCCATACTACTTGGCAGACGAGATGATGCGTTAGCAGTGCAGCCTACATACATCAAGTCTTTAAACATTGAGTCAGTGATGCGCAAGAATGCGCAATTCGAGCTACGTTCAAACAAACTACTTCCATGAGCTATACATCGATACCCAACCAACCGATAATATTTAGCAGCACATTGCCCGAGGTATGCGAGGGATGCGGCTCTGAGTTCGCGCAGCTTGCCGACTTCAACGATCAACTGTTCTGGCAGCTCGAAGCAGGGCAGTGCGGTTACTTGCGATTCAATGAGGTTGTGGTTGTCAATGATGCGACTGTTGATGGCTTTAATATAACCTTTCCAGGCAGCAATGACGATACCGCGCTTGTTGCATATAGCTTCTTCAAGTTCATCAACTGCCTCGAGTATAAGCTAACCATCACAATCAATACCGGCTCGGTCGGTACGTTAATCGTTGGCTTTACCAATGGTGATTCGGTGAACATCAGCGCGGTGGGTACGCACACGATTTATCTCAAGGCTCTCGATATCCCTGCAAATAACAACAGCAACATTCAGGATTTACTTATTGCCACTAACACAACCGTGCAAGAGTTCATTGGCACCGTCACCATTGATGACTTCCAGCCGAACTGCAATGGCGCATTATTCGCTGGCATCGTTGATGCTACAACGCTGGCTGTGGTGCAAGTGCTCGACCCAGTACTAACAACGAAAGACCAATACCTAACGGCTGGCATTGCCTTGGCTGATTACGAACTTGAGCCGGGCTGCTATCGGTTAGCGATTGCGGACTTCTGCACCAACACATGCGGGCAGTATTACATTTACAATCCATACTTCAACGATTGGGGTGGGTGCATCGATTGCCCGCCGCTTGGCTGGAGTAGCGTGGCGGTAACTGGGAGCGACACATGGAACATCGGCGGCGGCGAGGCACAGATTGACCTGACGGCAATCGGCAACGCCACAAGCCTTGAGTCGATTACTGAGCTATGCGAGGACACGGATTACTATGTGACCATTGAAGTGGATTCGATCGCAAATGCACGACTACGGCTTCAGGTCGATGGGGTTAACTACGCCACAGCAATAAGCACAGCGGGAATTTATAACTTTACGATAACGGTAACGCAGAGCGGAGCATTGAGCCTACTCGGTTCGCAGTTCGGGGCTTCGCTCGATGGCGAGATAACTGTTACGCGCATCACTGTGCGAGCTGATAAGAACTGGGCGAAGTATGACAAGTACAGCGACCTGATTCAGATTGGTGACTTCAGCGATGAATGCCGATTCTTCAAGATTGAAGGGTGCAATGGCGAGAACCAATTCGGGCTCGGCTTCAGCGGCACATCATTTCTTCCAGGCATCCGATTGGAAGGGCGAAGATTCCAGCCTCAATACGATACCGATACCGATTTGTTTAGGTATGCATCGGGCAGATGGCAGGCGAGCTTTGTCGACCGCAAAAAGAAATTGAGCTATCACTTTGGGCGATTGCCTGAGTACGTGCTCGACTTCCTCTCGATTGTGTTCTACTTCGATAATTGCTACGTGAATGGGGAGCTATCTTTCCCAGCCGACAATGAATTCCCGACCATCGAGTATGACAATGCCGATGACCTTGGCAGCTTGACAATCGAGCTGTATAAGAAGAAGGAGAAAGTCCGCAAGACCGTATGTCTTGGCGTGGATGCTGACTGCTTGCCATCAATTCTCGACAATGCAGATGAGCCGTTTATACTAACGCAGGATAACGAGCGTATAACAACGGAGAACTTCATTAACTTGTATCAACAATAAATTCGTATATTTGCAGTACATCATAGGAACGTAGGGGTTATGCCGTCCTATTCAACTGGCTGACAATAATTAAATCTCTACTACTATGGCTTGTGTAAGCTACTGCGACTCTTCGCTACTTGACCACAACTTAGTAAACTGCAATGAATACAAGCTCGGTGGCGTGTCTGCTATCCTTGTGGGTGCTTGCGGAACCGAATTGGTTGACCCTTCAGATGCGGTCGAAGTTGAGGCGTTAATCACTGCCGGAACTGCGAAGCTAATTGAGGACATCCGTTTCGCGTTGCCTGCTGGCTCACCAGTGACTGTTGACAGCCCGATCGGCTGCGGTACTGCAATTCGTATCAACGAAGACCGTACTGCAACCTTGTACGATGCAAACGTAACTGATGAAAATAATACTTTCTGGAATGATGTAAACAATCGCCGCATCGCATGGGTGCTCGCATTCATGTGCGACAGCGGTAAAGTGATTTACATCAATCCTCCGGTTGGTATTACCACATCGGCGAACTTCATCCTA